CTCAATACTTCAAACTAAGAAGTCTGTAATAAACGATGACATCGATGCAAAGGACTATACTCCTTTTGTGGTTAATCGTGCCTTATCATACCATATGGACTGTGTTCTATATGCCAACGAGATGAATCTTCATCCAGAGTTGGAAAAAGACCTTCAATATCAATATCTTCTAAATACCATCAGGTCTATGAAACGGAAATTTCAACCGTGGCAGAAATCAGAGACCGACAAGAATATAGAATCCGTAAAAACTTACTTCGGTTATTCTAACCAGAAGGCAAAAGAAGCTTTGCGTATTCTTAATGATGAACAAATCGCTGAAATAAAAAGAAAAACAGATAAAGGCGGAAGATGATTAATATTACTGATTTGGTTGAGGTGACTTTAAACCAACAAGATGATTTTCTAAAAGTCAGAGAAACACTCACTCGTATTGGCGTAGCTAGCAAAAAAGACCAGACTCTATTCCAATCATGTCATATTTTACACAAAAGAGGCCAATATTATATTGTTCACTTTAAAGAATTATTTGCTTTAGATGGAAAACCTACTGACATTACCGAAAATGATTTGTCCCGTAGGAATGCCATTGTAAAGTTGTTGGAGGATTGGGGTTTGGTAACTGTTGTTCGTAAACATCAGATTGAAAACCCACCTCCAATATTCTTGTCCCAAATCAAGATTCTTTCCCACAAAGAGAAAGATGACTGGCAATTGGTACCAAAATATAATATTGGTAAAAAACCACAAAACGATTGACATTCAGTATAAATACTGATATACTTATGGTGCGGTGCTCATTTGAGGCCGCAGTTTTATTGACTAACTCGCTTAATTAAGGAGAAATCTATGACAAGCACAAATCTATTATTCCCACAATGGGCTTCACTATCCAAATCTTTGGATCCTTTCACAGTTGGTTTTGATGATGTATTAGACCAAATCCGTGATATCTCAGAAACCGTAGCTAAGGCAACACCTGCTTATCCCCCATACAATATCAAACAAGTAAAAGACAACAAGTATGTCATCGAAATGGCAGTTGCTGGCTTTGCTAAGACCGATATTGAAGTTACCTTGGAAGGTAATAAGTTGGTAATCAAAGGTTCTACAATTGATAGTTCCGATGATACTGATAACTATATCTACAAAGGTATTGCTAACCGTAATTTCAATCGTGCTTTTACTCTTGCCGATAAGGTAGAGATTAAAGATGCCGAAATCACCAATGGTATGCTTAAAGTTTGGTTAGAGAACATGGTAAAGGTTCAAGATGCAGTAAAGAAGATTACTGTAAAATCGAAAGATGACTAATTGGTGGCCTGTATCCGATGAGGAATGGGAACAATTGAATTATCCAAACGGTAAATAATAAAAAGGGGCCTTGACTGGCCCCTTCTTTTGAGTTATAATTATATCATGAAAAACTGGAACAAAACTAAACCCTCTCGACCTGGTTATATTGCCACTACAACTGGCGGTAAAGCCATTCTCAAAAAAGTTCGTTCAAAGACGAACCAAGATATCTACTACACTTATTCAAATTGGGCAACCAATGAGATTGATGGTATAACTTTCATTCCTGTGGTTAAAGATATGCCTAGCCATGAAACGCAAATAATTCATTATATGCGTAAAGATAATTTGGAGTATGTGAAATGAGTATCAACAAAATTCAAACATGGAATATTTACCAACGACACCAATTTGATCCATCAAGTAAAGATGATTTGAAAATTGCTAAAAGATTTTTTCATACTAATCGTTGGGGTGTTAATGGTTGTCCGTTTTATTTGGAATGGCCATATGAGGATATTCCCTATATGTTAAAAACCAAAATCACAGAAGATTATTTGAAAGGTTTAAAATGAAAACCATCTATAATTGGTTGAGATATTCCGGTTGCAATATTACTTTTAAATTAAATCCATTTCATTGGAGAATTAATTTTGAATATTTTAAAACCAATGAAGCATGGGAACAAGATGCTTTAGTTATTGAATTGTTGCCTATCACAATTCGTATATGGTTTGATGATGGTAGTTGGTAATCAATTTTATTGATAAGTATCATTAAAATATATCATATACTGGATAACGCTTAATTTATTGATTTCGTAATACATATTATTACGATTAACTTTTATGGAGATTTTATGAGCCTTACAATTAATAACCTTGAATCAGCTTTGGCAGGCGAAAGCCAAGCACATATCAAGTATCGTTATTTCGCCAAAATTGCTCGTGAGGAAGGGTTTGAAGATGTTGCAAAACACTTTGAACACACGGCAGACCAAGAGATTCTACACGCATGGGGTCATCTTGAATTACTAATTGGTAAGCCATCAACAAAAGAATGTTTGGAAAAAGCCATTGAAGGTGAAACATATGAGTTCACTACAATGTATCCAAAAATGGAAGAACAAGCACGATTAGATGGAATTTCAAAGGCAGTTAGAGAAGCACAGCATCAAATTGCGGAATCAAAAGAACACGCAGAACAATTTGCCGCAGTTCTAGCAAAGGCAGAAAAACGATTCTCTGCTTTGAAACGAGTTGAAGAACGTCACGCTAATGCATACAAAAAAGTATTGGAGAATCTATAATGGAAAATCAACAACATATTTGTGTAGTTTGTGGCCATGTTCATGATGAAGTAACAGAAGGTAAATGGGAAACTTTGCCTGATGACTTTCAATGTCCTGAGTGTGGTGTGGGCAAAGAAGATTATTACATACTATGAATATAGCAGTTTTAGGCATTGGTAGTGCTGGCATACAATCTTTATGTCATATGCTTACTTGGTTGCCGTCCGACTGGACGGTAACTTCTATTCACAATCCAAACATTGATATTCTAGGCATTGGTGAAAGTACCAATCCAACTTTTATTAAAGCAATCGAGTTGGGTTTAGATTTTAATATTCATGATGATACCAAAGAATTGGATGGAACTTTAAAATTAGGAACTTTCTATGAAAATTGGAGAGAACAGAATTTTATCAATCCACTTTTATCGGGTTCTTGTGCAATACATTTCAATACATTTAAATTAAAAGAATTTGCATTACCTAGACTAAAACAAAAATGGGGAAACAAATTCATTGAATTGCATGGAAATATTTCCAACATAAAAGATAATGGAGCTTATGTTTCTTTAATGTTGGATAATTCTGATATTAAAAATTATGATTATATAATTGATTGTCGTGGATTTCCAAAAGAATTTACAGACTATACAGTTTTAGAAAAATCAATTTTAAATCATGGTCTAATACATAATATTCCTGTTGATGGTTCTTCTTTATTGCACACCGTTCATCGTGCAACACCTGATGGGTGGATGTTTAAAGTGCCATTAAAAACTAGAATCAGTCATGGTTATTTGTTTAACGATACAATCACCAGTATTGAAGATGCCAAAAATAATTTTTCAAAAGAAATTGGTGTGCCTGTTTCTGAGTTAGATGATACAGAATATAAGTTTAAATCATTCTACACCAATAAGATGAAAACAGGTAGAATATTTAAAAATGGAAACATGGCAGTATTCTTTGAACCGATGTTTGCAAATTCATTATTTTTATATAATGCAGCCAATCAAATTATTATCGATAGTATTTTATTTGATATGTCGGAAGAAGAGGCAAATAAAACCTTTGTGCAATATGCTGAAGATGTAAAAGATGTTATCTATTTCTGTTATCATGGCGGTTCAAATTATAATACTGAGTTTTGGAAAATAACAAAAGATTATTCTACCAAACAATTGAACAATAGTAATAGGTTTAAATTGATACAAAATAAAATGAAAAAAATGAATCGTGATAAACAACATGATGAAACTTTTGCTTGGACATTTACAACACATAATTTGAATATACTAGACAGAAATTTTGGTTACGGTCTTTTTAGAGATTAATATGAAACAAAAATTTATTGATGCTTATATGGATGTGGCAGAAAGATTTTCTCAATTATCTTCTGCCAAACGATTACAGGTGGGCGCCATTGTGGTAAAAGATGACCGGATTATCAGTATTGGTTATAATGGAATGCCAAGTGGATGGGACAATATTTGCGAAGAAAAAGAATACTTTATTGGTAATATACCACAACAGTATATGACCGACCAATGGATATTTAAAGAAGAAGATGGTCTTGTTGGTCGTTTAAAAACCAAAGCGGAAGTCATTCATGCAGAGGCCAATGCAATCGCTAAGCTTGCTAAAGGTAATGAATCTGGTGATGGTTCTACCATGTTCCTGACCCATGCACCATGTATAGACTGTGCTAAACAGATGTATACCGCAGGTATTAAAAAGGTATATTACCGCCATTCCTATCGAGATAATGACGGCTTGACATTCTTGGAGAAGTGTGATATAATGGTATCTAAGGTGGAGAAGTAATTTCACCAGGTGAAATTGATGTAGGTCATAAATAGCTTTGTATTGGGTCAATTTACTATTAAGGAGAAACCCAAATGCAGCTAAGTATAGTTGGTTGTCCCGATAAAAAGCGCTTTAGACCGTTCGTTAAGCGGGCTGCTCAATTTTACGCCAAAGAATTGATGTCTGAAAAAATGTTGGAAAACATCTTTGTTAGAATAAAATTTAGTAAAGACATTCCAGCATTTGGTTATGCTTCGGTAGAAGATTATAACGAAAGCGGTAAACCAAGAGAATTTGAAATTGAACTCAATTCTATCATCAGCGGTTACGACATATTAAAAACATTGGCACATGAGTTTGTTCATGTTAAGCAATATGTTTATGGTGAAACCAACGAAAGATTGACTCGTTGGAAAGGCGAAAGAGTTGATTCTGATACGATTGATTATTGGGTTCAACCTTGGGAAATCGAAGCACACGGATATGAAGCTGGTTTATTTACGAAGTTTGCTATTAAAGAAAAACTTTGGGAAATATTTAAGGGTGTTCAAAATCCAGATTCAGATATTATTCCAGAACCG